AGCCACTGCTTCCGGCATTTGACCAGTGGCAAAAAGATCCTCTGCTGCTTCCGTATGAGCTTCAAACCACTTACCCAGGCAGTACAGTGCCACCTGGCGATAAGCCTCATCGCCATAGCGCTCCAGGAGCTTATCGATGCCCTTGTGGAGCCTAGGCGGAATGCCTACCGTGCCATGGTCAGCAATGTGGGGCGCAATGGAAGCAGAGATGGCATCACGCTTGCTTTGCTTGGCTGCAGCAGCCTCTCGCAGGAAGGCTTCGGCAGTGGAGAACGTAAAATCAGACAATGGAAGGGGGCAACAATGACAGTGTGCCAACGCTAGCGCCGCTTGTCAATAGTCGTCTTTATTAATTGTTTGTAAAGGAATGGCTTCAGGCCATTCCTCTTTTTCTGGTTCTGCATCAAAGCTCACCTCTGCTGATGCAGGCAAGGAATTCTTCCTGCGTTCTTCAGTGGCATTGGCTTCTTTTTCTTTTGCAATGGTAGTGGAAAGATCTTTGAGGAATTTCCTGTAGGAATTGTCTTGTTGTGATTCTTGTTTGATTTCGTTGAGACCAAGAAGCTTTGCTTGTTCAACAAGGGAGTTCTTTGCCACATTGAGAAACGATGCATCACCAGCGCTTTCTTCAATCTTGATCATCTCTTTGCTTCCATCGTCACCACCTTCCATCATTGTTATCACGCGCTTCCTTTTGCTCTTCTCAAAACTATCAAGAGCCAGGTCTTTCAAATCCATTTGCTCCTTTAGAAGACGTGCTCGATGCACGTCTTGATTCTTGAGAATTTCTTCTGTGTATAACTGTCTATTGAAATGCCTATCTCCATTGACTGTTTCCTTGCTCAGCTTTAGAACATTTGCAATTTGACGATTGCTCATCTTTGCAGCAAGAAGCTCTTGCACCATCCATCGCCTAAGACCAAGCATTTCCTTGGAATAACCAGCAGAACCACGCCCGCCATTTACTTCGGTTTCTCTTACTGCTTCAAATTGCGTCAAGCTTACGCCTGCTTTTTTCAATGCGTTAGCAGCATATTCAAGCTCTTCTTCTGGCGTTGTAAATTCAATCTCAGGCTTAGCCATGCGCAGCTCTATTCTCTAGTGAATTGTATCTCCTTTTCCATGGAGAGAACGAACGAACAATTCAGTGAAGCGTTCCATTTGTGCAGTGGCCATGCTTGCCGGATAGCCATCAATGGCTTCTTTCAGGCTACATAGCTCTTGCCATTCTTCTTGCGAAAGCTCTTCTTCTGACGATGCAGGGAAAATAGTCATCATTTTACCTCCTGAATTAAGCCGGCAATTGCGAGCTTGTTCTTTACAATTTCGTAGGGAGTTTCTTGCTGGAAATAAAGACTAAACAAATAGCGTGGCCCGTCTAAATTAACCACGCAATGCTCGGCTTGATTGTTGAACAAATAAAGCGTGTTGGGGATATATTTAAGCTCCGTAATCTTCATGTTTTGATTGTGGAGATCTTCGCCAAAAAGCGTATGACTATGGTGATCCTCACTGATCAGCATATTGAGGCAGCATTGCCTAAATACATCTTTGTGCCATTTGTAAAACGTTGACGCCTGCACCATTAACAGCCCCAATCTTGCTACTGGCTGCACTGCATGCACTGCTCGCAGAGCAGAATCTTCTGCAATCAAGCCCATGGGAAGTTCGATGGCATTAAAGCCAAAATGCTCTGACCACGCCTGGCTCTCTTTATCAATGGAGCGGATGGCTTCCGTCAGGGCATCTGGTGTTTGCGAAATGGTTGCGTAAAACTGATCTGGCATTGTTTCGTTTAGCGCAGGCACACAATACAAAAAAGGGGCGCACAAGCGCCCCCTTTCTAGCTTTCTAATGATACTGCCAGAATGCCTGCTCCATGAGCTGGTCGAAGTCAGTTAAGCGTTTAGGACAATACTTCCTAACAAATTCTTCCATTTCATGCTGGAAGCTATCCACCAGTTCCGCATAGGCAGCATCGAGGCCAGCAGGGGATAGCTCTTCTCCAGTCTCGCGGCGATAAGCAACTGCCATGCATGACTTAGGACTCTCGCAGAATTCATTCTGCATTGATTTCCTCCTCAATAGCAAAGCCACTATCAATTAGCTTTTCAATTTCATGCAGGCTAGAGCGCCAATGGCGCTCTCCTTTAATATCACGTGCTCCATAAATAGTACGGGCCGCTGGTTGCGGCCCTTTCTTAGGAGAAGAAAAGCCATAGTGAACAATTGGCAAAATTTCTACGCCGTTATGTTCCAGCAATGGCAAGTGATCGACTGCTCGCGGAGCGTTAAGCATTGTTCAGGAAAATTCCTTTGCAATGCTAAAGAGAGTTTTGTTCAATGAAGGCTTATTTGCCTTACGTGATGAACGTTTCGCCCTTTGGGGGCTCCACTCTGGCTTGAGCGGCATCGCGGGAGTGTTTGGTCTTGTGCAGGCTTTTGTTCTTTTTAGGGAATCTTGGCCTGCTGGACTGAACGCTCCGCCCTGTGGGGGCTCCGCTCTGGCTGGATGGCCATGCCGTAGAAGCTGGAGAGCCAAGCGCTGATTTTGGGGTGCGCTCGGGACTTTCCGGCACCACTGTACTCCATCGCCACAAGCGCAAATGTGCCAGTTGATCTATCGTCCTACAATGAGCCAAGTGTTGTCAGGGTCAGTGCTCTGTTGGGCTTCAATAAATGGCTCGCCTGACTGCTCAGCACCTCCCTCGGTTCCTTCGATCATTTCTTCCATCGCATCGAAGAAAGCTTCTGTGTCTTCTTCGGTTGCAAGCAAAAGCGGCGCTAAAGGCGCCGCGCTCTCATTATTGTCAAAAATCAATTTCATGATCTTTAAGAAATTATTACTTCCATCGTAAACAAAAAGCTAAACTATTTAAAGCTGCTCGCTACGGTCGGCAGCGGGGAGGCTAGCAATAGAGCCTCCCTCCTATTGCGAAGTTAGAAAAAATCGTGATCAGCATCCTCTTTATGGGGGATGCTTTCTATGGGCGCATTAGGAGAAGTGAAGTCCAGATCAGGCCCTTGATAGTCCCATGAGTGGTACATGCGGGTGCGTTCGTCGTGCGGGCCAACAATGAAGCTGCTGGTGATCAAGCCTTGGCGACGCGCCATTTCAAGGAGCTTGCCGGTGGTGACATTTTCATTCATGCCAGTCCCCAGCGACACTTGCTGCTTGCTGAAACGCTCATGCGGACGCATGTTCACATAGTTCGCCACACGATCCAACTCAGCAATGGAATTGCCGAGAGGGCCAGCGTAGTCCCAGCCGTAATTGACGGCATTGCGCTTCAAAACGTGTTTTCCTGCCAGGCCACTCCGGCTCTTCACCCATTCAAGGATGAACTGGTTTTGATCAAAATTCCCTTCTTGACGGTAAAGCTTCACAACTTCGCTGACGTTATCAACAAAACTAGAACTATCACGTAAGCCACCTTGACGGTTTAAGTGGTGAAGAATGACGATGGAGCATTTGTAGACATTGGCCATGTCCCGCAATGCATAAAGCGAATCGCCAGCATTACTTTTGATGAGGTCGACGTTCATGCCAGCAAAACAGGCAGTGAGCGAATCAATCACCACCAGCACTGGACGGTGCTTTTTGATGAAGCGTTCTAACTGTTGGATGTGAGCAAAGCGCCAGGTTTCCCAGAAGGAAATCATGCCAGGCTTAATATTGGCTTCTTGGTAGCCGATGATGGAAAGCTTTTCTTTGGTGTCTGACAGCGGCTCGTCAGCAGAGATGAGAAGGCATTTGCCAGGGAGACAACGGCGACCAGACCATGATGAGCCAGTGGCAACGCCCAGTGCCCAGTTGTAGACAAGAGACGTTTTGCCAGTGCCGCCTTGTGCAGCAAGAAGAGTGACACTACCAAGCGGAACGATGCCAGCAATTAACCATTCACGAACGGAATCATCATCGATCAGTTGCAACACGTCAATAGTTTCAATTTCTTCCTTGCCGAATAAACGAGCCTTTGCTTCGTCGATCATCTTGTCGACATTGGCCTGGCTCATCTTTACGCCATGGCTTTCTAGCCAATTTGCTGCTTCATAGGCAATGCGGGAATCATTATCAAAAAGGCCAACCATGCGCTCAAAGGTGCCAATGATCTCCTCATAAGAAGGAAGACCATCTTTACCTTCATGGCGATCTTTAGAAACGATGGAAGAAAGAATGAGTTCTTGATCGGCACCATCGTCTAACCAATCCGCGAGGTCATAGCCTCCATTCTGAGGCAAACTGTCCCATTCAAAGTTGCCCGGATCCGCGTAGAGCCATTGTGCTCCAGGATTATCAGAAGCAACTTCCCGCATAAGAGCCACGCCAGGCTCATCGCGATCAGGGCATAAAACAATCTTCTTGCCGCGAAACAACAGCGAATAGTCACCATTGGCGCGGTATTGACCGCTACCACCAAGGAAAGTGATAGAAGGAATGCCAATTTCCCACAGGCGATCACAAGTGAGTTCGCCTTCAACAATGAAGATTGGAAGTCCCGTTACCTGAGAAGCCGTTAGGGCTTCATCAAAACGATAGGGGAGAACGCTGCTTCTTATTTCATCAATATATGCTTTGCGTTGATGAGCACCTTGCGGCACCGAAGGATAGCTTTGCTTGATAGTTTTCTTGCCACTTGCATCATCACGATGCACGTTGATGGTTGTTTCGCCTTGGCGGTTTTTGTAAGCGAAAGTGTAAGCTTGTGGTTCGCGAAGAGGGCGCTCCCAGCGGTCAAGCGGAGCAATGATGTTGCGAATTTCGGCACGGTGCTTGGCGGAGTCGTCGTTGAAGCAGTTATAGGCGCCGTTGGCAGTGTTGATAGAAAGGTCGTTACCTCCGCATGCTGGGCACATATATTTCCCTGGATGATCGCTTGCTTCCAGCTTCTCAATGTGGTCCAGGATGGAGAATGCCATAACAGAGGGAGGTGTGAGTCCTGTTGTAGCAAGGAATTTCGGGAGTGGTAGGTCGATCAGTAAAACTAATGGTTGAGTTTACAAAACATAATGACAAATGATGAATTTTGGGATGCCAAACTGAAATTCATGGCTAGTCTGTACACGTTGTCCATGATTCCTCCTCTCGACTACCCCCTTAAATGACAGCCAACGTTCACGCTGAACCAAAGAAAGGGCGGCATTTAAGCCTCACGGACACTGCATATACGCATCTCGGCAACATTGCCCACGAGGCGCGTCTGTCTTTAAGTGAGACGCTTGAACGTCTAGTCCGCTCCACACCCATCTGGGAAGGTAGCGCCACCTTGGCCAATGGCGCCTTCGATCTCATCGAAGACTATTCCGTGTCCCTTGATTCCTCTTTTGATGAAAGTCTCTGAGCTAAAACTTGCCTGCGAAGAATTCCTTCTTGAGCACGGCGACGAAGAAGTGAAGCTTCTTTGGGAAGAGGGGGCTCTTACTGAGGGCTTTGATCCTAAGTATTACGAAAATCCTACGGACGTTCGCGCTGTAGCTGATTGGCCCCTCCCCGGCAAAAGCCTTGTCACTAAAAACGAAGGCGCTGAGATGAGCATGTTGTTTGTCATTATGTATGGCGAATATGAAAATATTCCCGTGATGGCATCGTGATTTCTCTGCCTGTTTACACCACCGACGTTGTTTCTTCCATGCAAGACCCCGCCCAGCAAGCAATGATGGACCGCTACAACGGTCTGTTTGCCCCCCTTGAGATTAGCGCTGAAGCCTTTAAGGCTGCGTATGACACTCCAGACATTGGCCCACACATTGAGAAGGATTACAAGGGCCTGTCCTATTTGTCTTGGCCGTTTGCCTACCGCTATTTAAAGGAGCATTTCCCGACTCTCTTTGTGGCCTTTGAAGAGAAGACCATTGGCGAAGTGGTATTTGGCACCCCCGGCGCTTACTACCTGCGCCCCTACCTCACTGATGGCTGCCGTCGCACTGTTGCATTGATCTTCCCGATCATGGACAGAAAGCACAATTCCATCAAGGAACTGGATGGTCGCGCCATTAGCGACAACTGCCAGCGTGCTGCAGTAAAAGCTATTGCCACCTTCACTGGTCTCGGTCTGCGTCTCTATGCAGGAGAAGACATTCCCAAAGAAGATGAAAAAAACCCACCCAAACTCTCGTTGCAACAGGAGACTCCGAAGCAAGCTACGCGGGCAAGCAAGGCGCCAGCGGCAACTACATCAGCTCCTGAGCCTTCTGGAGCAACGGCAGCTACTGCCTCCGATGACGCAGACGCCTTTGATGCCAAGACTGCTCTGACCACAATTTGCAAAGCCAATCCGTTTGGCTATGCCGATCAGAAGAACAGCATGGCACTTGGCAAAGCCGCCCTGGAAGCCATTGGCCTATCCCGTGCCACTGAAGTGAAGACGTGGCAGCAGTTTGGCAATGTGGCAGCAGCCATGATGACGGTCTGGGCCAAGGAAGAACAAATGGTTATCACCAAGGCAGACATGACCAAGGAGATTGATCTTGTCCGAGCCTGTGACAATGCCGAAGCAATGGCAGAAGCCATGAAGGCTTTTGTAGCAAAAAAGCCATAGATCTAGCAGCGGCCCGCTTTGCGCGGGCCTTTGCTGGAACCATCTGCCTCTCTGAAAATGACAGCCCCCTTAATTGCCTTCCTCCCAGACTTTTTAGCGAATGATCCGCTTGGCCTTTTCCTTCTTGTTTCCTTTGCTGCAGTCTTGATTGCATGGACCATTATCTTGATCGTGAGCTGGATCCTGCCATGAGTAATTACGTCTTCAAGCTAGATGAAGGCAGTGTTCAAGTGAGTTATTCCTTTTCGGGAGTATTTTGCCCAGATATTGTTATTCATTTCAAGCAGTTTCTTCTTTCTGCTGGTTTCACTGAAGGCACTGTCGCTGACTGTTTCCATCAGGCAGCAGAAGAATATTACGACTATGCAAAAGATGGCGATAAATCATCGTTCATTGCTTGATTCCTGCCATGAAGCATTCTGGAGCTTTCCTGACGACACGCTTAGCAGTGACCGTCGTATTGCTGCTATTTTGCACGCTATTGCTGAACATCCTCTGGCTGATCGCACTTTCCTTTATCAAACTGCACGAACTATTCTCATGCCTGATATTGCAATGTGTAATGGCGACGAATGCCTTGTCAAGGAAAATTGCTGGCGTTACATGGCGCCCCCTGATCGCTTCCAAAGTTATTTTGCAACGCCGCCTTGTACGGAAGAAGGCTGCGATTATTTCTGGGACATAAACGAAAAATAGTGCCCTGTTACGATCTATGTCTCGACGCCCTTTCGATGCCTTCTCTTCCTCGGTACGAACCCAATCGACTGCAGATCAATCGCCGTCGTTATTACGTCTTAAACGATTTTCCGAATGCCCCAGAAGGCATTGTTTTGCCCTCTGTGACGACTATTGCGAGCGCGTGTTCGCCGCCTGGCAAGATTGCGGCGCTCATGAACTGGCGAAAGAAAGTCGGGGATGAAGAGGCAAATCGCCGCACACGCTCTGCCGTAGAACGTGGCAATTGGCTTCATGGCGTCCTAGAAGATTTCTGGAACGGCGAAGACATTAACTGCCATTTGGATTCCCATCCATTGTTCGTTCCCTATTTCGATAGCATTGCCAACTTCCTCACAGGCATAGCCAGCCCCTTGTTGGTGGAAAGTGCCATCGCATGGTATTGCCCCTCCACTGAAACTGGCTACTCCGGCACGTTCGACATGCTGGCCACCATGGCCAATGGCAAAACGGCGCTGCTCGATTGGAAGACCAGCTTTAAGCAAAAGCCCGACACGCAACTAGGTGACTACCGGATGCAGCTCGGAGCTTATTCCCAGGCCATTGAACAGATGTATGGCATTGAGATCAGCGAGGCGCATTGCGCCATTGCTATTTACGATCCAGACACTGATCAAGGCCAGGAAGCTCAAATTATCAGCCTTGACGGCGCTGACCTCGCCATGCAGGCAGGAGTGATGGCACAGAAGACGCAGCAGTTCTTCTTTGAGCATTATCCCGGCGGACGCCCCTTAACCATTTCTATGGATAGGGGAGCTTGATTCATTAAGTTTTGTGACTATGCTTAGGGAGCCCGTCCAGGGCCGACCACTCTCCTTCTGAGGAACACTACATGCCCTCTGGCAATCTTCCCGTTTTCAGCGGCACTGTCGATCTCACCCCCGACATTCTGAATGCAGCCAAAAAGGCTGGTCCCAATGCACAAGGAAATTACAGCTTCCGCGTGGCACTGTGGAACAACGACAAGCGTGACAAGGACACTGCCCCTCATTTCAAGGGGCAAGTGACTGTCAACAAGATGGAAAACAGCCCCAAGGCTTATTCTTCCTTCTGGCAGAACGGCGAGAGCGCAAGCGGCAGCTTCGCATCGTCCTCGTCTAACGACGATTTGTTCTGAAGTTTTCTTCCATCGTTGTTTCTTGGGGGCGGCAACGCCCCTTTTCTTTCATGCTCCTCAACGACAAGCAAATCAGCATTCTTGCTGAAAATGACATTATCTTTCCTTTCACGGGAGAGAAGCGTCGCGAGCTGGACAATGGCACGAAAGCATTGTCTTACGGCCTATCCCATGCTGGTTATGACCTGCGCCTTTCTCCTGAAGGCTTCATGGTCATCAATAACAACAAAGAACTAGAAGCTCTAGACGTGAAGAGCTTCAATGCCAGCTTGATGTATGAAGCTAAGCCAGTTCAGGAAAATGGCTCCACCTTCTTCGTTCTTCCGCCTTTTTCCTATGCATTAGGCGTTAGCCTTGAGCGCATCTCAATGCCCAACAATGTGATGGGCATCACAGATGGGAAGTCAACGTATGCTCGTCAAGGCACAATCATTAACGTTACGCCAATTGAGCCTGGCTGGTCTGGCCATCTCACTATTTGTATTGTCAATCCCCTGGCTTTTCCATGTCGCATCTATGCCAATGAAGGCATCGTTCAAGTGATGTTCGTGAAGCTGGAAAACGATGTGGCCAGCGCTTATGGCGATGGTAAATATCAAAATCAAGGAGCTAAAGTAGCTTTTGCTGCTGTATAGCTCGTGAGCGCATTAGAAGATCAGTTTCTCGGGCTTTGGCAGGCTCATTATCCCGATCTCTCATTGATCAGGGAATTCAGCGATGTAGAGGCTTGGGAAGCTGATTTTCAAGAGCGCTACGCCAAAAGTAAACGATCAAAGCGTTACAGGGCCGATTTTGCACATCTTCCTTCTCGCTCTCTCATTGAAATACAAGGTGGCACTTTTAATCGTGGCCGTCATGTTACTGGCTCTGGCTACGAACGAGACGCCAGAAAATTTAACCTTGCCATGATGTGTGGCTGGAAAGTATTTCTACTTACTTCCCAAACGGCCAAAGAAATCGCCTGGCTTGAGAAGATTGCTGCTGTTCTACGAATGTCTTAATGGCTTCTCCTGCTTCGCCAAGGAGCTGATCTGCGGCTTCTAAATCCATTTGTTGCATTTGCATGGCTTGACGCAGCTCAAGATTTTCTTTCACCAATGCAGTGACGGCTTCTTGCATATTGCTCCAGCCTTCCATCATGGTACAGGCTACTTCCCGAAGCTTATCAATGTCATCACATTCTGCTAAAGCTTTCTTATTGGCTACAAGGGCAAAATCCCTTTCCATGCTTCGCTCAAAAGGCCCCATGGCAGCAATACATTCTTTTCCGTTGTAGCTTAATCCTACTGGAACAGAAAACATCCTTGACATTGTTCCTCTGTCGTTTGCTTTAGCCTAGCGATGCAGCATAAAGGCAGGCAGTTTGTTTATCCAGTGGATGATGGGAGGAAGGCCGAAAAATTAGGTGCGGCTTCCTTCCGAAAGCTTCCATCCACACCAACTTCCCACACTTGGGACACTGGACAAACCGTTGTCTACGTTCAGCCCACGGCTGCTGGCTGGATGCCCACTAGCCTGATCGGCACTATTGCCGCCATCGTGAAAGATGGAAAACAAACGAAAGCTCGCATTATTTGGCATGCAGAAACAAAGGTGGCGCCTATCATTGGTTTCCAGAGGCTGCGTCCTTTTCTTTTAGTTCATGACTTCTTCTCCGCTGCAAACCATTGATCCCCTCTGTGACGGTATTAGCTTTGTCAGGCTCATCGATTGGATGGGAACTTCGCTTGACATCGTTTGTGATGCGCGGCAGTCTTTCGATCAGGCCTCTTTTGAATGGACTGATAAGGATCAGAAGCTTCTTAACTATTTGGTAAAGCATCAGCACACCAGCCCCTTCAGAGGCGTTGTCACGAAATGGCAAGTGAAAGCTCCGCTATTTATTGCTCGGCAATGGTGGAAGCATGTGATTGGTGGCACCTATGCGAATGACCAGCTTGGTTGGAATGAGAAAAGCTTTCGTTACTGCGAAGCAGATGACGAAATTTACTACATGCCTCGTGAGTTCAGGCAGCAAAGCGCAAGCAATAAGCAAGCCTCTGCTGGACCTCTAGAGCCCTCCATGAATCACGTGGCCATGATTGAATATGCCAAGTCTCTAGAGCAGGCGAAGCAGGCTTACAAGGCCCTCCTGACGCTAGGCGTAAGCAAAGAGCAGGCCCGTGGCATTCTGCCCATGAGCACATACACCAGCTTCACCTGGACTTGTAGTTTGCAAGCCCTTCTGCATTTCCTTTCATTGCGCGACAAGCCTGATGCGCAAAACGAAATCCAATGTTATGCTCAAGCACTGGCCACGTTGGCCCGCCCCCTCTTTAAAGAAGCATTCCAAGCATTTGAGGAAAATGGTAATGCCTTTTGAACAAGCTCCTGAAGCCTTCCATCCAGTAGAGCGCCCTATTCATTATGCCAGCGGTGGCTTAGAAGCAATTGAAGCCATGGAAGCAAGCATGACGCCCGAAGCGTTTCGCGGCTTCCTGAAAGGCAACATTCTGAAATATGTTTGGCGTTATGAACAAAAGAATGGCTTAGAAGATTTAGAGAAAGCTAAGTGGTATCTTGGTCAGCTCATCTTTGCCTTAGAAACTGATCAAGAACGCGAAGCTCTTGCTGCCATTGAAAATAATATTGACAATGGTTGCAAAGATGGCGTTTGCCCTATTCCAGGTGTACGCTTTGATCTTCCAATGCCAGCAGCAAATTCAGGAGATATTTTTAGTCCAATCGACTAGCCCTAAGCTGCCTGCCATTCTGTATAACAAAAGCCCCCAGAAATGGGGGCTTCTTCTTTTGACGGTGGAATGTAATAGTCGCGCTCTTCTGCAAAAGCTTCAATATCTTGCAAGGAAGTATGGGCACTGACAAAGCTATTGTGATGCACCCATGAGAGAAGAAGTTCTTCTCGTTTCTCAGCCCAAAACTGCTGGGGGCGCCACCATTCAAAGATTGGCTCTGCTCCTTTTAAAAGATTACAGGCCTTACAACTTGGCACTAAATTATACCTTGCGAAATGTGGCCCTCCTTTGCTTTTGGGCACAATGTGATCAATAGTCAGTTTCTCATTCCACCGTCCGCAATATGCGCACGCGCATTGTCCAAGTGGTCCCCGCAGCGGATAGTCTTCAAAAATGCTTTTACGAAATCGGCGTCTAGCATCTCCAGGGCGAAGTTCAATGAGAGAATACAAAAGCTCATCAGGACCATTCGCTCTATGCATGGCA